GCTCCGCTACGACATCCCGTTTGATGGCGCCGACCCTGACCATGTTCGGGTGAAGCGCAAGATTGAGCGCGGCGACCTTCGCGGCTCTTCGTTCACGATGCGGACATCGCCTGACGGTGAGGATCTCACATACACCGACGAGGGCACTCTTCTCGTCACGGTGAAACGGGCCAGCATTATTGAGGTGGCTCCGGTGGTCTGGCCGGCGTACCTGTCGACCGAGGGCGAGGGCGCTGCTGTTGCTCTCCGGTCGTTGATGGATCGGCACCCTGATGCCGTCGCCGAAGTTCTCGAGCGCATGACTGACCCGGTCGTCCGCGCCGCCCTATTCGCCACTGCTGCCGACGCACCAATCGCCGAACGCAGTGTCTCGCTGAGCTGGGCGCGTTTGCGTCTCGCTGAGCTGAATGCCTGATTGACGGGACCAAACCCGCAGGCGCAACCCACAACACTTCTAGTTGTCCAGAAAGGGCACACCATGAGCGATCTGCTCAAGAATCTCAAGGGTAAGCGCGACGGCCTCGTGGCCGAAATGCGGACCCACCTCGAAGATGCCGAGAAGCGCGACGACGGCCCCGGCGCCGAAGATGACGCCAAGCTCCGCGCGTACGACACCGATATCGCTTCACTCGATCAGCGCATGTCCGACATCGCCGCCACGCTCAAGCGTGCCGACGAAGTCGATCCCGACGTACATCGTGCACTGGATGCCATGACGGCACCGGATACCCGCTCGGATGCTCCGACTGACGCAGTCCTGCTTCGCGACTTCTTGGACGGCAAAACCCGTTCTGTGTCGTTCAAGGGTGGCGCTGTTCAGCGTGACCTGTCGAAGGCCACGGCTGGCGCTGGCGGCGCCACTGTCCCGACGTCGTTCTACGACCAGCTGCAGGCCCACCTGATCGAAGTATCGGGCGTGCTCCAGGCTGGCCCGACGCTTCTTCGTACCAGCTCAGGCGAAGAGATCCAGGTGCCGGCGACGACCGGTCACAGCTCGGCGGCTCTCACCGCTGAGAAGGCTGCGATCTCCGAGTCTGATCCGGCGTTCGCTTCGCGTTCGCTGCCGGTCTACAAGTACGCCACGCTGATTCAGGTGTCGAGCGAACTGCTCACCGATACCGGTATCGACCTGACTGGCTACCTTGCCATGCAGGCCGGTCGCGCTGTCGGCAATGCGTGGGGTGCACACCTCACCGCCGGTACGGGTACGGCTCAGCCGCAAGGTGTCGCTACTGCGGCATCCGCTGGCGTGACCGGATCAGCGACGGTGTTCGTCCCGACGAGCGACAACCTGATCGACCTGTACCACAGCGTCATTTCGCCGTATCGCAATTCGGCGTCGTGTGGCTGGCTGCTGGCTGACAGCAACGTTGCTGCCATCCGCAAGATCAAGGACGGCGACAATCAGTACATCTGGCAGCCCGGCCTTGTTGCTGGCGCACCGGACGTTCTGCTCGGCAAGCCGGTCTACGTCGATGTCAGCATGGCGGCTGCTGCCGCCGATGCAAAGACGGTCCTGTTCGGTGACTTCTCGACTTACTTCGCCCGTCAGGTGAACGAGGTTCGTTTCGAGTCGTCGACTGACTTCGCGTTCAACACCGACATGACGACGTTCCGTTGCGTCGTGCGCGGTGGCGGCGTGCAGGCTGACACGACGGGCGCCATCAAGGCGTACGTCGCAGGCGCAGCTTCCTGACCTGATTGAACGGGGCGCGGCCATCTTCGGTCGCGCCCCGTTCGTAAGGCCCGTCACACCGAACATCAAGGAGGCGTAATGCCGAAAGTAACAATGACCCGCCAGATCAGCGGCACCCGCAACGGGCAGTCGTGGCCGAATCCTGGCGACTCGATCGACCTGCCCGCCGCCGAAGCCGAAGGCCTCGTGTCTCTCGGCATGGCGACACGCAACGACGAGGCACCGACGCCCCGTCCAGAGACACGCACGGCCGAGCCGACCCGCTCCGCTGTGCACCCGCCACGCAAGCCCACAAAGCCCGCTACGGCCCGCAAGTAACGGAAGGGGAGCGTCATGGCGTATTGCACTGCAAACGAAGTAATCGAACGGATGGGCGAAGCAACAGTCGGCGCGGCGCTCCTCGGCCGTGTTACTGACTCGATCGAAGCGGCAACCGTCGCTATCGACAACGACACCGGCCGGACGTTCTTACCCGTAACAGCAACCAAGATATTCGGTGTTGGTGGCTACAGCCTCGAGGTGCCCGACCTCATCAGTGTCACGACGTTGAAACTTGACGACGACGACGACGGCACGTTCGAGACAACGATTACAGCCAGCGAATATGAACTCGACGCCTACCACCAGATTGCAGACGGTTGGCCGTACGACACGCTCCGAATGCTCGACCGCGAGTTTCCGCACGGTGGCCGTCGTCGCCGTCGCATTGAGATCGTCGGTTCTTGGGGTTTCGCTGCCGTGCCTTCACCGATCAATCAGGCATGTTCGCTGCTTGCTGCACAGTTGGCGCAGCGTGCAACGTCGGCACTGTTCGGCGTCCAGTCGTTCGGTGATCTTGGGGCGCAAGGCATCCGCACCACCGACCCGCAATACATGAAGCTGATCGGCACATACTCGAAGCCGGCGTTTGCATGACGACGCCGGCTGAACATATCGCCAACGCGATCGCTGCAGCGTGCGACGTCGAGCATGCGCTCCCGTATCGCCCGCCGAGCTTCGCGGCGAAGTCGGCTTTCGTTGCACCCGCTGAGTCGTATATGACGCTCAGTGAAACCTTCGGTGAGATCTCAATCGGCCTTGACGTCTGGATACTCGCGAGCACCGTCGACATGTTGACGTCTCAGGCCTGGATTGAGGCTCAAGCGCTGATTCTAATTAGGGCCGCACCGATTGACATTGGCGGCGACGAGGTCACTGTCAGCGGCGTTAGTGATGTCGGTTTGTCCTCCTTCCCAGACGGCACGACCTATCTCGTTTGCCGCATTTCTTACACCAGATATTCGATCGTATGAAAGGCACACCAATGAGCAAGTCACCCGTTTATGAGGCGCAGGCCGATCTTCAGTGGTGCGGCCAATCGTTTTCCGCAGGCGACGAGGTGACCGGCGACGCGCTGGCTGCCCTGTTGCCGTACGGCGACCGTTTCGCCGCTCTCCGTAAGCCCGCACCAGTCGCAACACCAACCCCGAAGGCCTCAGGCCCGACCACAGAGAAGGAGGCCTGACATGGCCGGATACAGGATTATTACCCCGAAAATCTCAATCAACGGAACCGACGTCAAAGCGATGTCGAAGACTGTCAGCGTCACGCCTGGCGACGACCTGAACTTCGTTGAGAAGGAATGGACCTGCTCGATTGACGTGGAGCTCGCTTACGGTTCCGGTCTGTCGCACACCGTCATTTCGGCTTTGCGTGACACGGTGGTTGAGATCATCATCGCCCCGACGAATGCTGTCGTTGGAGCCGGTAACCCGTTCTGCACGTTCAACGCTCGCATTCCGGCGATCCCGTTTATGATGGGCGCCGAAACCGGTCAGCGTCAGACGTTCACCCTGGATCTCGTTTCCGAGGGTGAACCCGTCTTCACGGTGTCGTGACCAAGCCATCGATCGAGGTGGAGGGCGCGCGCCAGTTGAAGCGTGCTCTCCGCCAGATCGAAGGCGGCTCGAGCGACCTGAAAGAGATTCACGCGAAGGCCGCGAAGATCGTCGAGGACGAGGCAATAGCTCGCGTACCGCGGCGCTCGGGCCACCTTGCCAACACTCTACGTTCGTCCGGCATTGCGTCGGGCGGCGTCGTTCGTGCCGGCTTCGCAAAAGTCCCGTACGCCGGCCCCATTCACTTCGGCTGGGGCAAGCGCAACATCTCGCCTAACCCGTTCCTTTATGACGCTCTCGACCAGCGTCGCATGGAAGTTACCGGCGAGTACGAGTACCACGTCAAAAAGCTAATCAAGAAACATGGCCTTGATTGAGGCCCAACATTGGGGGAAACCATGAAACTGCAGCTCAACATCACGAAGACTGACGGCACCGAAGAACTGGTGCCCGTCCGACCGCGTACACAGGTCGCCTATGAGCGGCACTTTAAGGCGCAGCTGAATAGTGACATTGGCATGGAGCAGCTCTATTGGCTGGCGTGGCATTCGGCCGGCGTTGTCTCCAAGTTCGACAACTGGCTGGACGATGTCGAACTCGTCGCGGCCGTAGTTGACGATGGCGAAGGTGACGACCCTTTGGACGCGAATCAGTCCTCTGGGGAGTTGTTGCCGTCGCCATTGAGTCAGGCGCCGGGATCACCATCGACGAGTTGATGGAGGACGGCGACCTGTTCACGGTCGCCGCCAACTATCTGAACTGGCGATCCGATCAGCAGTCCCGCAAGTAATCCGAGTTATGACGAAAGGCGGGCGAGCGTGGCATCTAAGTCGGTCATCAACGTAAAGATATTGGGCGACAATAAGGGTCTGAAGGCCAGCCTCGACGACTCGTCGAGCAAGATCGGCAACTTCGTCAAGACAGCCGGGAAGTCTGCTGCTGCGGTCGGTATCAGTTTAGGCGTCGCCGCTGTCAAGGGCATCGCCGCGTTCGCTGATTTTGAGAAGTCGATGAACGAGGTGTTCACGCTCCTGCCGGGGATCTCGGCCGAAGCGATGGACGACATGTCTGGGCAGGTGAAGGAATTCTCCAAGAAGTTCGGCGTACTCCCCGAGGAGACAATCCCGGCGCTGTATCAGGCGCTCTCGGCTGGCGTGCCCGAGGGCAACGTCTTCGACTTCATGGAGACGGCGCAGAAGGCGGCGAAGGGCGGCGTCACTGATCTAACGACAGCCGTCGACGGGATCTCGTCGGTCGTGAATGCTTACGGCGACGAGATCATTTCAGCGGCTGAAGCGTCGGACCTGATGTTTACGACGGTGCGTCTCGGCAAGACGACGTTCGAGGAGATCAGCGCAAGCATATCGAACATCACGCCGATCTCGTCGGCTCTCGGTGTCGGCTTCGACGAGGTGTCTGCGGCCCTCGCGGTGCTCACATCGAAGGGTGTCCCGACAGCGGGCGCGACAACCCAGATCAAGGGTGCGCTGGCCGAGCTCGGCAAAGAAGGGACGATTGCCGACAAGGCGTTCCAGGCGATGACCGGTGGCGGTTTCCAAGACTTCATCGACCAGGGCGGCACGATGGGCGACGCCTTCCAGCTCATCGCTGATGGTGCTGAGGCGTCGGACAAGTCGGTGCTCGATATGTTCGGTTCGGTCGAGGCCGGGCAGGCAGTCTTGGCGCTCACCGCTAACGGCGGCGAAGCGTTCACCGATGTCATGGGCGAGATGTCTAAGTCGGCCGGCGCGACCGAGGATGCGTTCGACACAATGGACGGCGGCCTAGCGTCGGCGTTCGACAAGATCAAAGCGACGTTCGCTGTCATCCTGATCGAGATCGGTGAGAAGCTGGCGCCGACCATCCAGAAGGCCGCCGACTGGATCACGGAGAACTCCGAACGGATCTCGGCGGCGTTCGACAGGGCGATGGCGTTCCTCGGCGACGCGATCGACATCGGCGTTGCAGCGATCTCGACGCTGGTTGAGTTCGTCAGGCGCAATTTCCCGACAGTGCGCGAAGCCATCGAGGACGTGTTCGACTGGCTGACCGGTACAGCATGGCCCGCAGTCAAGCCAGTCTTTGAGGCGATAGGCGACGCGGCCGAAGAGGTGGCGACCTTCTTCGTCGATAACTGGCCGAAGGCACTTGAAGCAGCTCGAGGCGTGTTCGACTTCCTCAAGAAGAACAAAGACGAAGTGATCGGGGCGCTGGCAGCGCTCGGCGTGGTGCTGCTCGTTTCTGTCGTTGCTCCACTCCTCGCTGCGGCTGCGGCTGCGATCGTTGCCGCCGCGCCGTTCGTCGCTCTTGTGGCTGTTGTGGCTGCCATTGGCGCCGCCCTCGTTTACGCCTACCAGAACTTCGAGCCGTTCCGAAACGCCGTCGACGCGGTCGTTCAGTATCTGATGAACGACGCCTGGCCGATGATCCAGATGGTCGCCGCCGAAATCGTCAAGGCATTCGACGCGGTCGTCGCGTGGTTCAAAATGATCTGGCCCGACATCCTGACGGTCGTCTCGTTCGTTGTCGACGCCGTCAAGAAGTACATCGAGATTTGGGTTGCGACCGTCACCAAAATTTGGGAGACGTTCGGCGACACGATCCTCCAGTACGTCGCCGACGTTTGGGATTTCATCCAGTCCTACATCGACGGCGTGATCAAAGCTGTCCGAGGCGTCATCCAGACGGTGACGGCTCTCATTAAGGGCGATTGGTCGGGCGTCTGGGAAGGCATCAAGACGATCCTTTCGGGCGTCTGGGATGGCATCAAGGCGGTCGTTCAGCTTGCAATCGACATCGTGAAAGGCGCGATCAATATCGGGCTCGACGCGATTAAGGTTGCATGGTTCGCCGTATGGGGCGCCGTTTCCGGTTTCGCTGACGACATTTGGGAAGACATCAAGGGCTTCGCCTCGAGCGGCATCGATGCCGTTGTCGGCTTCGTTACCTCGCTACCTGGCCGCATCGCCTCAGGCGTTGCCGGTGCGTTCGATTCGATCTACGACGGATTCAAAGGCGTCATCAACCGTGTGATCGATGCATGGAACGGGCTCAGCCTCCCCGGCTTCACGATCGGCGGTTGGGACCCTCCCGGCCCTGGCCCCTCGTTCCCGTCGCTGACCATCCCGTCAGTCGGCACGCCGAACATCCCGCGGCTCCATAGCGGCGGCGTTGTGCCGGGGCTGCCCGGTACGGATCAGGTGACGATGTTGCAGGCCGGCGAGCGTGTCTCGTCGATAGGCGATTCGCGGGCCACTGAGCCCGACTGGAAAGCCGTGGCCCGTGAGATGGCCCGAGAGTACGCCCGGACGTTGCAACAAGAAAGGCGGGCGGCGTGACAATTTTGACGCTGACCAAGACCGCAATGGCGCCGATATCGGATCTATCCGACGTGTTGCTGTTGCCGCAGTCGTCGGAGATGGTGACGCACGCCGCGCCGTCGTTGGTGCGGGTCTATGCCGGCGGTGTCCGCCGGATCGTTTCGACGCCGGGCGAAGCCGAGGTTGTAACGGTGACGTTCAGCCGGATGGATCGGGCCGACTATACGTCGATGCTCAATCTGCTTCGTGTGGCGATCCTGTTCCGCGATCAGCGTGGCCGGCAGTTGTACGGCGTATTCTCGAGCATCTCGGGCGAAGAGGTGCGGACGCATCCTGACAGGGTGATGAACGTCGCGATCGTTGTCGAGAACATTACATATTCGGAAATCGTATGACGGTTCTGCTCTGGTCGTCGCTGACGCCGGCTGAGCAGGTCACGCTCATCGAGGGGCGCCAAGTCTTCTACGATGCCGGCTGTGATCTGCTCGACTCCGATGACGTGCTCATCGAGGATCTCGGCTCCGACTTTCTGGCGGCGGGGTCAAGTGTCG